CAAATAATCTGTATCAAATCCCATATCTTTGTAACCTTGCAATACAGTTCCAACATAACGGCTAGATGGCCTTCCCGCAGTGGCTGAGTCAGGCAAGAGGTATATCATAGCCTTTTTTCTAGTGCCGTTTTTTAATTGTACAAATACATTTCTCTTTTTATAAAATCTCGGATATCCCTCGTACAGATCAAGAGCCTTCTCATTTTTGCTATCGATATTCCAAACAGCAACAGGAACCCTACTTCCTTTTTGCCTTTTGACGGTTGCATAAGATCCTGTGTGGCTTCCTCTGTAAAGTAATTTCCAATTTATCAGATATCCGGTAAATGCGACCGTTGCTCCAGGACAACGGTATGACATTTGCTGTACGTTAAGATTGCTTCCGTATGCTACATATAACATGACATTCCCTTTCTCCCCGTCAAGCCGGTAGGACAGCTGATTTATAACTAAGCAACCTGTTCCGCTTTTGCGTTTTCACGGAGCTGTTTCATCATGTGAAGTCTGCAGGTCTTAAATTCATCTCCGTAGAGTCCAAGGCGGTTAGTCAAAATATTGTACATAAGTGTAATTTTTTTCTGAGCGGTATATCCATTCATTGAACGGAATACTACTTTATCATCGGATTCAATAGCCCAAGCAGAGAGTGCAAGGCAAAACTGAACATATGCTTTAATTTTTCCTGCATGAAGCGTGCTATTGAAAAGTCTAAATTCAACAGTACCTTTCTGGAAGAAGCTATGGAGATTCAGCGCATGATATCTTGTGGAGTTATAATGCTGATGATCGAGACCACCACAATATCCGTCGTTTGCTGGGCTATACCAGATCTTTTCGACAGAATCGGTTGTGATGTTCTTATCTTTTTTCATGGTATCGAGCAGGTTTTTACAAACTGGCAAACACCAACGATTTTTTCTACTTCCGACTGCAAGGGCATCATAAATAATTTCTTGCCGACTATACATGAAGTTTACCAATCTGCGCAGAGAGGTTGCTGTATGGTTCGCTCCATCGACATGGATATGGATACCACATGAAGCATGAGGTACTCCACCAATTTCTCTGAATTTGCGAATGATTGCCTGCAATGTTTCAAGATCATCATATTTGAGAATAGGAGTTACAAATTCAACCCTGTATTCGTCCATGTTCTCATTTCCTGTTTTGCGTACTGGAATAATGGAACTGTCTCTCATTATTTTCCATTTCCGTCCCTGTGAATCACGAATGATTCTGGTGTGATAGCAGGTGTGATCAGGACCTGTTACCGTACTCCCGATAACTTCGGCAACAGCTTTAGCTGCCATAGCTCTTGTGATTCCTGTGAATTCAACCTCAACACCGTAGTTCTGTTTCTTTAAAAGTTCTGACATATCATTTTCCTCCTATTATCTCTCAAACCTCGCACCGTCTATACGAATGTTTGTTCTGTTGTTTATGTTTGTATATTACCATATGTACCGTACATGTCAATAGTTTATTGAAGAAAATCTCTAAAATAATGAAGAAAAATATTGACAAAATGAAGATATAGTGATAAACTATAATTGTAGCAAGGAGATAGCAGGAAAGGAGTTAGAGAAACTTTACATTCCACGATGTTTCTATTAATACGGAGATCAGAAGCATTAAGATGTATAGATGAATGCCTTTACATTCCACGATGTTTCTATTAATACCG